CTTCCATTTTATATCACCTATTTTATATTACAGTCCTTGCTGTTTCTTTCCACACAGATCCATTATACACTAATGTTAATGTATCACCAGCAGCAGTTGCAAAATCCACTGAACCTAATAATGCAAATTGTGCTCCTGCTCCTCCTGTTGCTTGTTTTACAATTGGGTTTGAATCAAATTGTAATGTTATGAATGTTCCTGCGGTCACACCAGTTGGAACTGATAATGTATTTATTTGTACTGCTCCTGTGATGTCAAAGTAATTCCCTGTTGTTGTTAATGTTGCATCGTTAGCTGAAGCAACGTCTGTTCCTTGTGTGCCGATAACCATTACACCCATGATAACTCCACCTTTACCAGAACTAATTAGTGAATTATCCTGATTATGTGTTATTGCCAAATATTGTGTATTATCAGTATCTGGGTCGGTTGCACTATGAATAAATATTGTTGGATTTACTTCTGCAGCATGGTCATGATCTGTATTTCCATTTGATTGATTTGTGAATATTATAGAATTAGCAACAACTCCTAATCCTGCAACAATTGTGTTCTCTGTAGCTTGAACTGTTGACCAATCCCATGATGCGTCAAAACTGCTCCCAAATACAATACCTTTATTATCATCTAATCTGATATGACTTTCCGTAGCAATAATTCCTTTTCCAGAATTTAACACTGCATTTCCAGTATTATGACTCAAACTTAACCATTGGTCGTTTGCTGTATCTGGGTCAGTCGCACTATGAATGAATAATGTTGGGTCTGTGCTTGGTGTTTCGTGGTCGTGGTCTTTAGCCGCATTAGATTCACTGGTTATAATCATATGATGATTTGCAAAACCATCTGTGGCAGTTAAACAAAACTTAAGACCATCGTCTACCCCTTGTCTAATACTACCATAAGAACCACCACTAAAAGTAAAAGTTCCATAGAATGAAGCCAATCCGTCAAACCAAGCAGTTCCATCAACTTCTAACTCTCCAGAAACCATTAAATCACCTGCTGATGGTGTTAAGTGTCCTGGTTCTGTAGTTCCAATCTTAACTTCTCCACCACCAGTAGTAATATCAAAACTATCAGTTGCTGCGGTATAATTCAAACTACCCCATTGTGTATTGTCACTATCAGGGTCTGTTGAAGAATGTATAAATAATGTTGGATTAGTAGTAGTTGCGTGGTCGAAGTCTTTTGTAATTGAACCACTCTCACCAATCACTAACTGTCTACCTTGGTCAGAACCTAACAATAAAACGCTCTGGTCATTTGCAGTATCAAAATCCCAAAATACACTTGCTGCACCTTGACCACCCATTGCTAAAAGTGTGTTTGCAGCGTATGCAACATTCCCACCAAAACTACAAATGTTTAAATTAGTATTAACTGTAAATATATCGCCTGTATCTCCATCTTTTCTAACTAATAATGCCTCTGTATCAGTAACGTCAATAATTATTGTACCAGAAGTTACTGTATCTACTACTTCAGTATCTCCAGTTACTGTTAAATCGCCATTGACTGTAAGGTCACCAGTTGTACCTTCTATTGTTGCTCGGACAGTTACGTTCCCGCTACCATCCTCTACAAATTTACTCCATTCTCTTTGGTTTAATGCTGTTGGTAATGCCATTTTATTTCATTATGATACTACTACCCTTACAGCTATATCACCAGCTGCATTTTCAACAAGTTTGTCGTGTTCTAATTGTGATCTTGGTTTATCTGAAGCGGTAAATACTCCCGTAATACCTACTAATCTAACTGTAACTTCAGAACTAATTTCAACAAACTTGCCCTTTTCTCTATCCATTAAGCTTGTGGGTAATACCATTTTATTCCTCCTTAACTTGTATGTTTATTTTATGTGACCGCAATTCGGGACTGCATGCCACAATGTAATAATTATTTTTTCTTAACTCCTTTCTTCTTCACAGGTTTAATATGTTTACTAAAAACAGGTCTACCTATAGCTTTTGAAAGTTTATCTAAATCTTCTTGTGTACTATGTTTTCCTAACTTTAATCCACCTTTTATAGTTGGCATTTTGTTTTACCTCCGTGTTTGATAATAATAAAAAAAAAAATATCATAAATTAACTATGATATTGCCATTGAATAATAACAACCCCTGTTGCTAAGATTGATGCACTTGCACCAGACCAGTTAAACGCTGCATTATAATGCAATGTTTTGGTATCACTAACCGCGTTAAATGAAATACCAGCCATAATTGTTCCTGCTGTGTTTATAGTCATATCATTTATTGTGGGTGTTCCATTAACATCTGCTGCTGCTGAACCATTGATATAGTCTTCGAAGGTTGCTGTTCCACCAAGAACTGCTACAGCTCCTGTTCCAATAACGCTTCCAATACCTACATCAGGTGTGTCTGCTTGAACGGCTGCGTCACCAGCTAATGCTACATTTGCAGAAGTTACTGTGTGCACATGTGCCCCTACAGGGAATGTGTAAATCAAAGCACCTATTGCTAAATTTCCACCACCACCAATCTCTCCTAAATCCGCGCCAGTTAATGTTAAAATTGTGGTATGATTATATCCATCACCAAATTCAGCAGCTGTTACGTTTGTACCTGCCACACCTACATTTGCTTGATTAATAATTACTCCTGTAGTAAGTGCGCCTGCCACCCCATTATGTGAAACGGACGCTGCTGGTACTAAAGAACCAGTCCCATTCTGAACTTCAACAATTATTGACCCAAACTCTGCGCCTGCTGTAGCATCAAGAATTGACCCTGATAGTTTCGCATAAGTTGTATCTCCTGCCCCATCGTCGTCACCAATAAAGTTAACAATACCAACCTCGTCGCTTGCTGCTGGACTTGCACTTTTTTGTTGTAAGTTAAGTTCTGCACCAACTGCTCCATCTGCTGTTTCAATAATACTCGCGTCTCCACCATTACAAGTTAGGTCACCAGTCATGCCAATAGTTGTTACCCCTGATAAGCCACCAGCTGTTAATGTTGCTGTACCGTCTGTAAAGGTTGTTGAAGTAATACTAACTCCACCTGTTGCAGTTCCTGCTGTTGATGTAAATGTTCCATCGGTTACAGTTCCACCAGTGATAGTTCCTGTTACGTCTAAATCTTCATCGAATACACAGTTACCTGCGTCTACTTTAATTGCTTCAACATTTGTACCAGTGCAATTCACATAAATACCATATGCTCCTGCTACACCTGCACCTGTATTCTGTTCTACTGCTAAAACATTAGAAGTTGAACTTATATTTCCTGTGCTTGTAAATCTTACTAAATCTTCTCCTGCAGTTAATGCTCCTGAACCATCTATTGTGTGCCCATCAGTTACTGCATTGGATGTTTGTACAAAAGTACCTGTTACTGTTAAAGCGTCTGTTGATGCGTCTCCAAAAGTGAAGTCGCCTTCTACTGTAAAATCTCCTTCTACTGTAACTGCGTCCCCTTTGAACGTCCAGCTACGATTTTCTAATTGACTAATTCCAAATGCCATTTTTGTTTTTCTCCTTGTCTAATCAATATATGATTAGTTCCTTCACGATAAATTAAACGTGGTAAAAAAATAAAAAAAATCAACATATTTATGCTGATTCTGGTGACCTTGCGATTACCCAACAATTTCTTACTTCGTTGTCAGTTCCACCACTTGGCAAAGTAATGCCTCCTGCGGTACTAACTACTGCGGTGATTAAACCATCTGTTGAATTCTGTACTGATGCTGACATAATATTGCCTGCATCACATACTGTTGAAAGGTCAATTGTGTCTGCTTGGTCAGCACTTGATGGTGTCACAATCTTATAAAGATTAACACTACCAAGAGTTGCTTCCACAGTCACAGTACAATTTGTTATTAATATTGCTGCCATTTTATTTTGCCTCCTATGCTGATTCTGGTGATCTAGCTAATACCCAACAAGTCCTTGCTTCGTCATCAGTTGCTCCAGGAATTGTAAGAACTCCTGCTGTTGAAACAACTGCTGTAAGTAATGAATCAGTTGATGCTTCAACAGATGCTGAGTAAATATTGCCAGCATCACATACTGTACTTAAATCAATTGTATCAGCGTCGTCAGCAGTTGCTGGAGTTACAATCTTATACATATTAACTCCTGGCATTGCTGCTTCAACTGTTACAGTGCAATCACCTATTGCTATTGCCGCCATTTTAAGCCAACCCTGTTCTTTCAGCCATCAATGCTTCAGCAGTTACAATCAAACTTCCATACCATTTTAGCATATATTTCTGACTGTCGTTGTTCTTTGCTAATTCTTCAAAAGTTGTGTCTTGTAGAACTGCTAAGAAGATATACCTTGTGTCAAGATATAGGATTTCTCTCTGAGTTGCTGTTATTGGCATGAACCTGTCCTTAATGAATAGTGCACCATCAAACATAAACGCATCAGGAATACCGAAGTCCATAGTTCCAGAAGGTCTCTCAATGTTTCTTTGGAAGTCCATTAATAATCCTTTGATAACATTGTGTGTATTTCCGTCTGTTACTACTAAATCAACCATACCATTTGCTTCAAATACAGTGTTCATATCAGTTCTGATTTGATCTAATGTAATTGCTGCTCCTGCATTTGCAGTTGTGTTTGTTGCGATTGCTGCTCTCAAACCATCAAATCCTAATGCGTTTGTTGCAACTGCACCATTAACAATTTCATTCTCTAAGATTTCATTCATACTTGCTGTTTTAACTCTAATATCTTCAGCTAGTAAATTCATAAAGCCCATTCCACTTGCCAATGCTGGTCCTGTTACTCTACCAACAACATATGCGAATTTCATGGTTGTGCTTGTTGCAGTCCATGTATCAACGTCCTCTGCTAATGCTGCATCGTCGCCTTTGAATCCACTTCCTGGTGTTGCTAATGTATAAGCACCTTTTGCGGTTAGTGCATTGTAAACATATGCTCTTCCTCTTACTGCCTTTCTAGGTAGTAATCTTACTAAAGGTGTTTGTCTTACAGTTCTATCAACAACTGATGGATCGAAGAAACTTGGCATTAAACCATAAGCAGTTACTGTTCCACCACTTGTGTGACCAAATGAAGGTGCTTTTGTTAATGTACCCATATATTCTTTTCCCATTGCTACTAATTTCTCGTCACAATCTTTCTTACCCCATCGAATTCCACCATAATAGGTTTCGTCTTCTACGACTCCCATTTTTTGGAATCCTTGGTCAAAAGCGTAACCTGCGTCGGTATTTCCGATTTCGCTTTTCATAAATCCTGCTTCCATTTTATTTTCCTCCGAATTGTTTTATTAGAACATTGCTTAGTGTTGGTTCTAATTCCTTTTCCACTACTTTTGGTTCTACTGTTGCTTTTAATACCGCCTTCTTTTTTAACTCTTCCAACTCTTTTTTTAACTTTTGAAGTTCTAGTTCTGTTGCTGATTTCTCAGGTGCTACTACTGGTTCTTCAGCTTTTGGTTCTTCTTCAACTGCAGGTTCTTCCTCTGCAACTGGTTCTTCAACCTTCGCTTCTTCCTCAGGAGCTTGCTCATCTGGAACATTTTGAACTTCCTCTTCAACTTTCTCTAATTCCTTATCCATTTTTGTTTCCTCCTTACCATCCATATTAATATCAAAGCTACGAGCTATTGCTGCAAATGCGTTCCTATTTGATTGTATAGGCACCCATGTTGCTTCAACTAACTCAGCCTCTGTGTGAACAGTAAATGATTTTCCTTCTATCTTTCGCTCTTCTTGAGCTTTTGGAATTGCACCGATAGAAATACCAGGATTTAGTCCTTTAGCTAATGCTTCTTCGACCATCCCTTTAATTTGCTGTGCCATAGGATTGCTTTTAAAGAAGAATGGTTTAGCAACGAGTGCTGTATGCCCTTCTTTTTCGACAACCTTAAGGTCAGTCCATCCGCCAATAAAATTCTCCATCTTATTAGTATGATTAGCTAATGCTGGTAAAACACCAGACTTAGCCCATTGTTGTAATAATGATTTATCCATAAACTCCATATCACGATCTAAAGAAGTATCAGATAATATTCCCACCATTTCACCAGAATTTATATCCTTTGTTACAGGACACCAGAGTGAAAGTTTATTTTTAGTTTCCATTTACAGCCTCCAAAACAGTTCTATTTAAAAAATGATGATAAGCTTTATGCTCTCCACAATTGTTAAAAACATATATATTTTCAATAGAATTATTTATTTTATTGTTATCTAAGTGATGAACCACTTCTTTATCTTTAAGATACCTTCCAAGTTTTTCTTCTGCAACTAATCTATGTTTGGCTACATATCCTTTATTATTCTTATACGGATGATTATCAGCTTTAACAAATAAATACCCACCCCTAAATAATTGTCCAGCTTTCCATGCTGGATTTTTAGTTAATCTTTTCGAAAGTGATTTGGCTTGATTTGGTTTTGAAACGCCCCACTTCCTTAAATATTTAAAAATAGTTCCAGAAGTACAGTAATATAATTGTGAAATTTTATCCATGGAATAGTGTTTAT